GGCGGGAGTGCGAACTCCGCTTAGACAATTTGCTAGCTGTGTCCTTGTTGACGTTGATGACACCCTCGATAGTATCTTTAGTTCTGATATGGCTATTGGCCGATACGTTGCACAAAGGGCGGGCATCGGTATCAACGCAGGTCGAATCCGTGGTATCAACAGTAAAATCCGAGGTGGAGAAGTTCAGCATACAGGCGTTGTTCCATTCCTCAAGAAGTTTGAAGCGACTGTCCGATGCTGTACTCAAAATGGCATTAGAGGTGGATCAGCTACGGTTCACTTCCCCATTTGGCACCAAGAAATAGAAGATATTCTTGTTCTCAAGAACAATAAAGGAACGGAGGATAATCGTGTTCGCAAACTTGACTACAGCATTCAAATCAGCAAACTCTTTTATGAGAGGTTCATTCAGGATGGTGAGATCACGCTTTTCTCCCCGCATGATGTCCCTGGACTTTATGATTCTTTCGGGACAGTTGAGTTTGACTCTCTCTACATTGGATACGAAAACAATCCGACCATTCCGAAGAAAACTGTTAAGGCGCAAGAACTCATTCTTAATCTTCTCAAAGAACGTGCGGAAACGGGTCGTGTCTATATTATGAACATTGACCATTGCAATTCACACTCATCATTTAAAGATAAAGTAAATATGAGTAATCTTTGTCAAGAGATTACTCTTCCCACTGATCCTATTCAACATATTGATGATAATATTGGTGAGATTGCTCTTTGTATTCTCTCTGCAATTAATGTCGGTAAAGTTAAGTCCGATGAGGAACTTGAAGAACTTTGTGATCTTTCTGTCCGTGGACTTGATGAGTTGATTGACTACCAAAAATACCCTGTAGTAGCGGCAGAAATCGCCACTAAGGCGCGTCGTTCCCTTGGTATTGGTTTTATTGGGTTAGCACACTATTTGGCAAAACTGGGATTCAATTATGATTCTCAAGAGGCTTGGGATGCGGTTCACGGTCTTTCTGAATCTTTCCAATACTATCTTCTGAAATCATCTAATCAACTTGCCAAAGAAAAAGGATATTGCGAATACTTCGGTCGCACTAAGTATGCCGATGGTATTCTTCCAATTGATACTTACAAAAAAGACGTAGACGAAATTTCATCCATTAATCTTCAGCATGATTGGGAAGCACTTAGAGCATCAATCCTGGAACACGGTCTCAGGCACTCAACACTGTCCGCACAAATGCCTTCGGAGAGCAGTTCCGTTGTGTCAAACGCAACTAATGGAATCGAACCTCCTCGTGGATACCTGTCCGTTAAAAAATCGAAAAAAGGTCCTCTCAAGCAAATTGTTCCGCAATATCATTCCCTCAAAAACAACTATACGCTTCTTTGGGATATGCCTAGTAATAATGGTTATATTAATGTTGTTGCCGTAATGCAGAAGTTCTTTGATCAAGCAATCAGTGGGAATTGGTCATATAATCCAGAAAATTATTCTGATAATGAAGTTCCAACTTCTGTAATGGCAAACGACTTTTTAACCACATACAAGTATGGTTGGAAAACCAGTTATTATCAAAATACATATGACATCAAAACTGATGAAGTAGTAGAAGAATCCAAATCTGAATTGCAAAATCTTTTAGATGATATTATGGGTTCAATCGAAGAAGATTGTGAAAGTTGTAAAATCTAAGTTTATTAAATAATTTACGTGAGAGAAGGAGTTATGGAATTTAAAATTTCATCTACAGAGACACCAACAAATGTCAAAGGAATGACCGTATTCAATACGGATAAAGTGGATCCCAAAAAGCAACCAATGTTTTTTGGGAAACCACTAGGAATTCAGAGATATGATTCTTACAAATATCCAGTTTTTGATAAATTAACCACCCAACAACTTGGATACTTCTGGAGACCCGAAGAGGTGTCTCTCCAGAAGGATCGTGGGGATTATCAGACTCTTCGCCCAGAACAGAAACATATCTACACTTCTAATCTGAAGTATCAGATTATGTTGGATTCTATTCAAGGTCGTGGTCCTGGGATGGCATTTATTCCATATTGCTCTATTCCAGAATTGGAAGCGTGTATGGAAGTATGGGGATTTATGGAGATGATTCATTCCAGATCCTACACATATATTATTAAAAATGTTTATTCTGACCCTAGTGAGGTATTTGATACTATCATCAAAGACGAGCGCATTCTAGAACGTGCTAGAAGCGTTACAGAGTCTTATGATGACTTTATCAACTCTGCTCAATTCTATGGAACATCCAATGAATGGATGTTTAATATTGAAGGAGTTCCACACGCTAAGGAAACGCTCAACGATGTTAAAAGAAAACTCTACAGAGCAATCGCAAACGTTAATATTCTTGAAGGTATTCGGTTCTACGTTAGTTTTGCTTGTTCTTTCGCCTTTGGTGAACTTAAGCTTATGGAAGGATCCGCTAAGATCATCTCTCTCATTGCAAGAGACGAAAACCAACACCTAGCAATCACTCAGAACATTCTGAATAAGTGGCGTGATGGTGATGATCCAGAAATGAAACAGATTATGAAAGAAGAAGAGGAATGGACATATGCAATGTTTGATCGTGCTGTAAATGAAGAAAAGCGTTGGGCAGATTATCTGTTCAAAGATGGAAGTATGATTGGACTTAATGACAAACTTCTTCAACAATATGTTGAGTGGATTGCTAATAGAAGATTGAAAGCAATTGGTCTTAAACCACAATATGATATTTCAGCAAACAACAATCCACTTCCTTGGACTCAGCATTGGATCTCGTCTAAGGGTCTCCAGGTAGCACCCCAGGAAACTGAAGTTGAATCTTATGTTGTTGGTGGTATTAAACAAGATGTGAAAAAAGACACTTTCACTGGATTCAAACTTTAATATTCGGGGAGGATTAAATTAACCTCCCCCTTTTTTATAAATAAAAATAAAAGTATAAGATTAAAATGTCTGATATTTTAAAGATTTACGAAGCATATCATCAAGTTTATGCTCCACAAGAAGTTGATGAAGCAACTGCGATGGCAAAGCGTGGTCACGATGAAACCAAACTACGCAAACGTCCTGGTGGCGGTGAAGCAGCAGATAGAGCAACTGCACTTGAAAATAAACCAACTTATGGTGATAAGAACAAGCAAGCACAAAGATCTAGATACGCTAGAACGCAGAGAGGTGATTTCCGTAACACTGCTTCATCAAATCCTGGTCTGCATGGTTATGGCCACCAGTCAAATGATCCTAAGGTAAAGGCAATTCAAGCAGCAAGAGGTGCTCAAAGAGGTGCTCTGACTCCTAAAGAGAGACAGCAACTTAATATGGGAGATGAGACTTTTGATATCTTTGATATTGTTCTTGAGTATCTTTGTGTAGAGGGATTTGCAGAAACTCTGGAAGAAGCAGAGTGGATGATGGCGAATGAACTGAGTGCTGAAGAAATTGATGCAATTGTAGAAGCGCAATTAAAGTATGGTGGAGATAATTCTCCATTTAATAGCAGACAAGATTTTCTTGATTCTTTAAAAGCATATGATGAAAAGCAGAAAAAGAAGACTCCTCAACAGAGAAAAGCAGAAGTTGATGCTTATGCTAAGAGACAAAGAGAAGATAAGTAATAAATAACCACGGAAGGTTGCTTCAACCCACTTAACTTAAAGTTAGGTGGGTTTAATAATTTAAGATGATATTACTTTTTGGTTGAAAAATTTCTTATGCCTAAAAATCAACTGACTAAAGATGAAATAAAAGTTCGTGTGTTAAAACTGAAAGATCGATTATATAAAGACCAGCCAAGTTGGGATGCCAAAGGACTTGCTCATAAATATCTGAACGAAGTTCTTGATATAATTGATGAGTACAGATATTGAATATGAAAATCCTTGGACCTATAATGGAAAAATATTTGGTTCAAGTGATATTCAAGATTATTTTGGTTTTGTATATCATATACATTGCAATAAAACTAATAGGGAATATATTGGTAGGAAGTATTTCTGGTCATTCCGCACACCAAGAGGAAAATCTAGAAAGGTTAAGGCAGAATCTGATTGGAAGTGCTATTATGGATCGTGTCCCGAACTCAAAGAGGATGTAATAAAATATGGTAAGGAGAATTTTACGCGCACTATTCTTTCATTACATAAAACAAAAGGAAAAACAAACTTTGAAGAGACAAGACAACTCTTCTTCCATAATGTCCTCACAGAAGGGCTTGACGACGGAACACCAAGATACTACAATTCCAACATCCTCAACAGATACTTCCGAAAAGATTATTATGGAAACCGAGATTGAACCTGTTGTTCAAATCAGGGATTGGTGCATTGACAGGATTCATCATCTTGCGGACACTGGAAGCATTGAACAACAATTTGATGCTGTTGCAATTGCAGAAGAATTTGATGAATGGATTAATCTCCCAGAAGGAGAAAATGAATTGGATTATCTTTGTTTGGAAAGAGAAGAAGGATTTGGAGATCAAGAAATTGATGTTCGGTAATCTAACCAATTGACAAATTCTAAATATTAGCATATTATGTTAAAACCCACCCAAAAAGGTGGGTTTTTCGTTATTAGTCCTTGAGTGACATTTAGAGCCTAGGAGATTGCCCCTTGAGAAAGGGGAAGTGCGCTTTCTCTATTAGGATGTAGAGTTCAATTAATTTTAATGCTAAACTTCTTTACTGTAGCCGTTCCTCTCGTGGCGATGGTTACAACCAATACGGCATCACTGCCTTTCTCTAGTTATAAACTTCAGGGTCCTCCTCCACCAGTGGAGAAACCTTTTTCAGTCATTAAAGAGTTTGAACCTGAGAAGACAGCAATCCTAGAGGTTGCACCACCAAAGCCTAAGGAGAAAAGGCTAATTTGTAAAGGGTGTTCAGAACATGAGAACCTTGCATTGGATTATTTCCAAGATCAAGGAATTAAAGACAGAAACGCCCTTGCTACCATTATGGGCAATATTAAGCAGGAATCTATGTTTGTGCCTAATATTTGCGAAGGTGGTAGCAGGATTAGTTACCATAACTGTGGACGCGGTTACGGACTGATCCAATGGACATCTGCCGATCGTTATTATGGATTGGGTGATTTCGCTAAGAAGTTTGGTGGTTCTCCATCAACACTTCCAACGCAACTTCGTTATCTTACGAATGAAGTTCAATGGAAACGAATCGAAGAAAAGATGAAGACTCCTGGAAAGTCTATTGATCGTTACATGGACTATGCGTATAGTTGGATTGGTTGGGGCATTCATGGTGCTCGCACTTCGTATGCTCATCAGTATGCTTCCAAACTGATCACGGTAGAAGTTTGATAAAATAGAATAAATACGGGGGAGTGCTGCAGAACTCTCCCTATGTTCAATTTTAATTTTGGTAAAAAGAAACCAGATATAAAGCAGTACGCTATAATAGGAATTGTATTATCATCTATTATCGCAGCACTATCACAATGCACTGGAGTATCCGAAAATGGACTTTGGGATTTGCTTGACGAAATTCAAAGAAAATATTTCCCACAAACTATTCTTAACGAGTTTGTTATTAAAGATCCTGAAAAATTAGAACGCAGAGTTAAGCGTGATGTTGATGCAGCAATCTCAGAATATGAACGCTTGACAGGGGACACTGGAGAGGTTAAAATGATTGCACCGAGGTTGGTTGAGAGACCACCAGACGGTAGCAAAGCGCAAGAACTACTTGGTGGTGAAATGCGACTTTGTGCTCCTTGGGTTAATGATTGTCCTAAGGAATAAGGGTAGGTGTCCGAGTGGTTAATGGAGGCGGACTGTAAATCCGCTGGCTCTGCCTACGGGGGTTCAAATCCCTCCCTGCCCACCTTGGAGAGTTGTCCGAGTGGTTTAAGGAGCAGCACTGGAAATGCTGTATGGGGGTAACCTCATCTAGGGTTCAAATCCCTAACTCTCCGCTTGACAATCTTGACTAGATATAGTAAGATTGTCCAATGTTCCGATAGCTCAGTTGGATAGAGCATCTGCCTTCTAAGCAGTTGGTCGGGGGTTCAAGTCCCTCTCGGAACGCTTTTGTTTTTTAAATTTATGAAAAAGGTAGAAACATATTTAGATGTTAAAGTTGTTGATATAACAACACCAGTAACTTTTTTAGAATTTAGAGGACCAGAGTTTCCACCAAATTATAATTTGGTGGATTTGCATTCCGATGTTAAAAGAATAATTTTAGAAACAGGAGATGTTCAAAAAAGAACAACAAATGTTAAAGCATTAATGACTAATTGGTTAATGACAGAACATGCTCCATTTAAGATGATTTCTGATCATGTTGAAAATATTGTACATTATTTTTACAAAAATAATACAACATTAGATATAAAAACATTTATGACTACTTGTTGGGGTGCAATATATAAAAAGGGCGATTATTCTGAACCTCATGCACATAGTCCAGCGTTTTTGAGTTGGGTGTATTATGTTAAAGCTGGAAAAAATTGTTCTGAATTAAAATTTTATAATGGATATTCTTACAAACCAAAAAGTGGATATGGTATAATTTTTCCAGGATGGTTGATACATGAAGTTGATCCAGAGCAGTTTGATGATGAAAGAATTATCGTAGTTGGTAATATTGAAGCTACAGGACCAGTCGATTATCCCCAAAAGCAGATTAATAGATTTATGGATTTGAGAAAGGGGGATTGACAAGTAAGTTTAAATGTGTAATAATTGTATTATGAGTTAAATTAAAACTCTTTAAATGCGGGGTTAGTTCAGCGGTAGAACGCTATCCTTCCAAGTTAGATGTCGTCGGTTCGATTCCGATACCCCGCTCTGAACCTTTGGGTTCTTAAAATGTGGTTCTGGGTGGAATTCCCAGTAGTTCTGTTAGGGACTGTCCTTTGTAGGTTCGATACCTATATCTTCCTTATGGGAGATAAGAACGGCTATTGGAAACCACAACCTCTGGTAGTCTATTGGTAAGGACAGGCGGACAACGCACTTGGATACTGGGTTCGATTCCCAGACAGAGGAACATTCCACAATGGCGCAGCGGTAGCGCAGATGACTGTTAATCATTTGGTCCCTGGTTCGAATCCAGGTTGTGGAGTTGATAGGGTTGGAAATTTCCGACTCTATCATATCTTCACTGCCCTCTAATGCAGTGAAAATCGCAGAAAGTGTCTTCTGTAGGTAGTGGGCACTCACTACCCTTATAACTTTAATATATTCAATGGATATCGCTCATTTTAACGATTCATTTCCTTTCATAGTAATAAAAAATTTATATGATGAACATGAATTGAATCTTATTTGGGAAGAATTAAATTTTTTGTGTTATTCACAAAAATTTTTAGATCCAACTGAATCTTCATCTGCATTGGATCCTGATGGAAAAATTTTAAAAAGAAACAATTGTTTCTTTTTAGATAGAACATATACAGAAAGAAAAATATCAAATATTCTCTCTGTAAATAGAAAAATTTTTAATTTTTATGATGATATATTTTCAACATCAGATTCTTGGTTTTTTAATGAATTTAGATGCGAAAGAGACACTACTTTAATTTCATATTATGAAAATGGAGACTATTATGAACCACATCAAGATAACGCTATATCTACTTGTTTAACTTGGTTTTTTAAATCCCCGAAAAAATTTAATGGTGGAAATTTGTCTTTAATATATAAAGGTTCTAAAATAGATATAGAAGTTGAAAATAATAAATGTGTAATATTTCCATCTAATATACTTCACTCAGTAGATAAAATAACTATGAATGATGAAGATTTAAATAAAAAACTTGGAAGATTCTGTATTACTCAATTTTTATTGAATTAATTTTTTGGGCGATTAACTCAGCGGTAGAGTGGCTGCCTTACAAGCAGTAAGTCATTGGTTCGAATCCGATATTGCCCACTTGCATAAATACTTCAAAAAGAAGTATAATGGAGAAACTGTTTAAATTACTAAGTGATGCTCAGTCATCATTATTTGTTTTATTTCATAAGACTTGGGCATTTCACTGGAATGTAGTTGGAGAAGATTTTACTCAACTCCATCAACTCTTTGGTGGGCAATATGAGACTATGTTTGAAGAGATTGATCGTCTTTCAGAACATATGAGATACTTAAATGTAAAACCTTTAAGTTCTCTCTCAAGAATGCTTGAGGTAACTCAAATTAAAGAAGCAGCAAGTTCAACTGGAGCAAAAGAAATGCTTCAAGAACTTCTGGATAACAACACTAAGTTTTGTGAGTTAATGGCAGAGATTTCAGAAGAATCGGAAGCAAAAAAATCATATGCAACTGCTAATCTGATTCAAGACTTAATGGAATCTCATGGAAAATTTGTATGGCAATTAAGATCTCATTTGAATTGATAAATGGAAAATATTTTAGATTATGGTCCTCTTTTTGATGAGGATGATATTAAATATATTGAAGATTTAATGTTTGGATTTGATGCAAAGTGGACTTATACTGGATATTCTACTGACCCAAACAAAGGAAGATTTTGGTATTTTAATTTAGAAGATTATGACTTTTTTTCTAAATTTGCATCTAATAAAATAAAAAAGATGGCAAATATTTCTTATGGTCTTTCCAGAGTATATGCAAATGGGCAAACATCAAGTCAGAGTGGAGATTGGCATATAGACCATGATTATGGTATAACTTGTTTATGGTATCTTAATAGTTTTCAAGATAACTGGGGCGGAAAAACTTTATTTAAAGTTGATAATAATATATACAATTATATTCCAAAAAGAAATCACTTAATTTCTTTTCCTTCTAATATTTTACATAAATCTCAAGAACCAACCAATGAGTTTAACTCATTACGAATATCAATAGCGTGGAAATTTAACAATGATTGAAATAAGATGCAAAGATTGTAATAAAGAATTGACAGGTCACGAAACAAAAACAGTAACTTGTGGATGTCCTAATATGGCAACAATTCGTGGAGATAAGATTTCAGCACTTGACTTATCTCGTGTTGTTATGTTAAACTCTTTAAAAGAAAATCAGAATAAAAGTGTTTTAACTTCCCAGGATATTGCTTGGCAAGAAGCACGTCGCCAACGTAAAGTAAAGCGACTTGATTTTGAAGTCCGTTAAGGACTTAATATTGGAAAGGTGGTCGAGTGGTTTATGGCAACGGTCTTGAAAACCGTCGATGTTAATAGCATCCGTGGGTTCAAATCCCACCCTTTCCGTTTAAAATATAAAAAGTAATGATAAAAAATAATATTATAGAATCATATAATTTAACAAACGATTTGTTTGGTGATTCTAATCATTTAAATTTTATGAATCATGGATATTATCCAATATGTGATATCATTAAAAATGATGATATTTTATTGAAATCATGTGCTAATTTATATTTTTATCTTTTATCTAAAGTTGGTAATTTAGAAAATAAAAAAATACTGGATGTAGGATGCGGTAGAGGAGGAGGAATATCTACTATTAGTAAAAAATATTTAAGCACAAAATGTTTTGGAAGTGATAATTGCGAAAAAAATATTCAATATTGTTTAAAAAAGTACAGTAATGTAAACTTTAAGTTGTGTGACGCATCAGATCTAAAGTATCCAAAAAATTCATTTGATATAATTTTTAATATAGAGTCATCTCATTGTTACGATTCTAAAATTGATTTTTTTAAAGAAGTAGATAAAGTTTTAAAAAAATCTGGTTATTTTTTATACGCTGATATTTTTACATCGCAAGATGATTTTTTAAAAACAAAAGAAGAATTTTCTAATATTTTTTTTATTGATTGTATAGAAAATATATCAGAAAATGTTTACGAATCTTGTAAAATTTTAAAAAATAGTGTGTTTGAAAAAATAACAAAAAACACACATTCAGAAGAAATTAAAAAATATTTTAATGCATATAAGTATCTTTATGAATTATACGCACAAAAAATACAATTTTACAAAAATGAAAAAACGTTCTTTTGGATTTTGGTAGGAATAAAAATATAAATTTATATTACAAATTTAATAATTTCTTCAACAGTGTTACGTAATGAACACAATTTATTGACGTTCAAATACCTGTGACTATTATATAGTAGTATCACAGGGATAAACCTATGGATCAGCACACCTATGATAATTGGGTGAAGATCAAGGCAACTTTTGAAGCCTCTGGTAACACCAATAATATGTTTTATTATAGAGCATGTGAAATTGTAAAAACAAAAAGAGATCCTCTTGCAAAGTTTCTTGGAGACGAGAAATGATGCACGAACAAGAAGAGTTTATTACACGTTCTGAAGTTCAGGAGATGATCGATGCAGCAATACGACGACACAACCGTAATGCTTCTATCATTAGTATGTGCGTCGGTTGGGTGGTTCTTGCTTTATTTGCT